TGATTTGCTTCCCGTCTTTCTCTAACACATCGTAGCAGTAAAAACTAGTCCGCGCAAGCCCAAACCGTGCAATCCTTGCGGGTCTTCTATCGCCGTTGAGATGCAGCCAGACCACCTCGTCCTGTTCATACTCCGACCCCCATTGAATCGCCATTCCCTCGACCACATTTTGCAAAAAATTCCGAAACAGCAACACGAGGAAAACGGCACCGCCAACCCATAACCACGCGCCGATAAATGCCTCCGCTGCGGCCTGAGTGCCTGCGTCTATTTGCGGCAGTTTCGAGGTGTTCATCCCATACTGTTGCCGTTCTAGTCTAGATACGTAAATCGGCAATTAGCATCTAAATTTGTCCATAGATTAGCTGATACACCCAAGACCCGCCCTAGCTGAATAGCAGTCTCAGGCGTAATGGGGGCTTTACCGTTTATTATCAGGCTCACGGTTTTAGGACTCAACCCGCACCTTTCAGCTAATTCCGACTTTCTCATGCTTCTTTCTTCTAGCGTTTCCATCAAGATCTCACCCGGATGGATCGTGTAGTCGGGATAAAACTGATTTCCTTCTACAGCAGTCATTAGTGATAATCCTCTATTATTAGTCGCCCTGAGTCGCCCGGTAAAACCATGCAAACATTAGCGTCGAAAACCACATCAACACCCCGTAAACGGCTTCGTGTTCCCACCAACCTCTCCATCTATACCCGCCTGGGAAGCCGACCACTTTCCAGGTTTCATACAAAATCGTGATAGAGATCGCGGCGGCACCTGACCACCAGCCCGCTTTTTTCCCCTCCTCAATTGCCTTCTGCTTTTTGGTCAGATGCAATAATTTTTTATCACTCGCCTTTTTTTCTTCCTCTGCGTCTGCCGCACGACTCCTGTACTCTCGTGCCGTTGCCCGTGCGAGACTCGCTGATGATTTCGCCCGATTAATCTCATCGCGCATGGCTTCATAGTGCCGTTTTTTATCACTGTGACTGGATACCCGATTCCAGGGGGGAGGTAAAATCATATAGCGCATAACCCACGCAAACAATCAGGTAGCGGTCGAGACACCTACGAGGCCCACACCGCAGGGCCGTCACTTGGCGCAGTCTTCTGACCCTCAATTTGCGCCGCGAGATTAGCCTTCAACTCATCCGAGGCCCACGCCTCACCCGCTGCGGTTATCCATGCGGGACGGGATTTTATATCGGCGTAGGTGTCATAGCTGCCGGTTTTATCGCCTGGAGCCGTTAGGGGCACCCACCCGTCTGTGCTGGCCGAATAGGTTTTATCGCCCACCGTTTCCGTCGCTACCATGCTGCACACGACTGCCGATACGTAATCAGTCACGTCCGTGCCGTCTTTCAGTTTCGCCGTTTGCAGGACTTTTACCCGGTCTTGAATATTTAAGGTGTATTCCACTGCCATTATGCTACCTCCTTATCGGCAATACCACAATTCAACTGCATCACTGATGTCTTTCATTTTTATCCATCTTGAATTAACCTTCTCCCCCTTCTTTATCTGGATCTGCCCCAGTAGCCCGATTAAATTCCACTCTGCCCGATTCTTACGAGGCTGGTACGATTGAGATTTGTTATATTCAGGATTTAGCTTTCTTACACTTTCAGTAGATTTTACTGCACCGACTGGGGGTACCCAATCGGCAGCCTGATCCCTCGCATATACCGCCTTCTCGTCCTCCTCCTCAGTATACGTCCAAACGTCCACATCTTCGCGCAGATAGACGCCGTAGTCATCCGTCAGATATTTATCAGTCCATCTACTCCAGGCGGTATTCCCAACCACCGCAGAGTTTTTATTATCGGCTTTAGGTCGCACAACACCTATAATATCGTCGGCGCTATCGTCAGACGTTGAAGCCCGAACTTTATCCCCATCCATCACAACCGTTACGCCGACCTCCAAGGCTGCGCCTGTGCTGGACTCAAAAAGTTCCTGATAATCCGCCCCGTTGGCTTCCCAGGTACCGTCTGCATAGGCAGTGCCATTACCCTCAAACAGGAACTCAACATCTGCACCGGCCCCGGAATTAAGGCGCATCAAATCAAAAGCACTCGTTGCGGCTCTCGTAGCCGTTGCATTAATCATAATATCGCCAAAGCTGGCGTTCGTATTCTCTACGAGGATAGGACCGCGGTCAGTATTGGTCGTGGTGCCTCGGAAGGCGTAGTCGCCAGAGGTTCCAGTCGAGGCGTGAACGCGGGAAATGGTGGGGTCCGCCGTGCCTATACCTACGTTTCCACTGCTGTCAATGCGAACTGCCTCGGCACCGTTACCAGTTTGTATTTTTATTTGCGCCCCTGAGTTCCACGTACCGATTGACAGCATCTTATCCCAGTCTTCGGTTGGCGAATTTGCGCTATCATATACCCATCCAATCGCTGCGCCCTTACTATCTGAAGCTGACCCAAAAACTAACATTGACCCATTGGTGTCAGACCCCAAAATTGAAATACCCGCATCGCCATCATCCTCAACTATTAAATTTTGCCCATTCGAGTCTGCCGTCAAACCTGATATTTCCGAGGTCTGAATGTGCAAGGTCTTCCCAGGACCATCAGGTGCCGTCGTGCCTATGCCTACTCTACCATCACTGTCAATCCGCACCCTCTCGGTAAGAACCCCACTGCCAGAACTCGCGGTGGTGGTTGTATAAAAAACTAATTGCCCTCTCTCAGTAGCATAGTTTGTTCCAGACGCACCTGTCTCTGCGGTGATTCCAGCAATTAATCGGTTCCCGGCTGCTTCGCTATTCCAAAAACTCAGCCGCCCAACTTCTGAGGCAGCGCCCGATCTTCTACTGGCTAGCTCCAGTGATGCCTTGTCATTCCCTGTAGTTGAGCCGAAAACAGTCAATACATTTGGGAAATTGCTATTAGAAATAAGGTCAGGCGTTTCCGTGCCTAAGCCTACGTTACCATTTCCGTCCACTACAAACATTGAATTAGCATAACGGTTCATTACATTTAAAGCATATTCTCCAGCAGCAGTTCCAGCAGCAATCTTTAGGCCCAAGCCATCTGCATGTGCATTTTGGACATACGCAGCATAAGCCCCAGTGGCATCCTCATAGACATGGAGTAATTGGCCAGGGTCAGCCACGCCTATGCCTACGTTATTCGTACTCGCGATCGTCATCGCTACGGTTCCGGCAGAATTTGGCCCAAACTGGAAAGACCCTGTTCCGTCAGAGGCATTTGCGTATTGGAAAAATGCCCTCTGCGATGCCGTGCCACCAGGCGCCCCTGCGTCCCACGTAAAGCCGCCAGCTTTATCATTATCCGTCATAAAAGTTTGATATATATGGTCTGCATTTTGTTCTAATAAAAAAGCAGCACGACTTTGAGTTACTGAAAACCCAGAATCACCTGCCTGAAGATGCAGCTTCTTCTGAGGCGCCGCCGTTCCTATGCCGATTCGATCAGCTGACCCATCGGCAACAAATAGATTAGCCTCGCTGTCCCCCTCAATTCGAAAATCTTTCGCAGCGCCGCTTTCGTTAAATACAAAATCACCCCCGTCAAAACTGATATTCCCAGACCCCGTTATCGTCGTGCTGGTCAACGCCCCCGTGGAGACAGCGCCGGACACTGTTAGTGACCCCAAAGTGCCTACGCTTGTAATCTGAGTTTGCGATGCATCTACAGATAAAGAGTGCGCTATATTTTCACCGGAAGTTGCCCCAGTACTAGTAAGACCCGTTCCAGCCGTTATATTCTGAACGTAATCTCCAGTAGTATCCGTGCTTAGCGCCACACTATTAGCCTGGATAGCTGCCACACCTGTATCAGATATGGTTATATCACCCGATACAACATAATCCCTCCACGTAGAAGTCCCTGTATCATATATCAACAAGGACGCATCTCCAGGACTAGTTATATCAGTATCATTTAATTCAGCTATTGTATCTTCAGTTAGAATCCTAGCGTCTACATAAGCCTTTATTGATTGTTGCGTTGCTAATGATGTTGCGCTGTTCCCACTTAGATCATCTTCATCTAGAATTGCTGTTACTGTCGCCCCAGAAGAAAGAGTCAAGCTGTCTATGTTAGCAGTTCCGTCTATATACAAATCCTTAAACTGCCGTCCACTTTCTCCAAGATCTAGATCGTTAGTGGTGTGAGGGCATATAGTACTAGATGTTATTCTTACCTTATCTGCCCCATTGATAAGTAGGCTTAAATCATTATCTGCCGCTGATCCTATTCCTGAGTTTCGGTCATTATCTAACCATATGCCGTACCCGCCTGCAGTTCCAAAAACTATGGACTCCCTATTGCCTGAGAGATCAAAAACAATTCGCCCAGTCGAAGCATGGACTACAGATACTCGACCCACTACCTGAATATACTCAAGGGAAGTGGGCTTAGTTAAGGTCCATCCCCCTGCTGTAGTAGACAGGTAAACGGGATTACCCACAGTAGATCCTGAGGTATCTAACCCGCCTACCTCTAGGGAAAGCAGGGCAGTCCCATCGGCATTATTGTCCACAGAGGAACTAAGAATACCCATAGCTTCAAAGTTGGATCCAAGCGAAGCAGACGAGTCGGCCTTTGCTATTGTGGGATAGCTATCGGTCCCATCTGAATATGTCCCAGTGACGTATATAAGGCTATTAATAGCTATAGTTGAACCCGAGTTGTTTCTTACTTTAAATCTATTAGCCTCAAGGCCAGCATGGGCCCTAAAGTTAGAGGCCCTAATTCCATCATCTTTAATATTGTAATAGTCGAGGCCCGTTGTATTAATAAGTGTCTTTATCTCATCTAATGGTGTTTGGACGTGATTCCAGCTTTGGGCTCGACCATTAGCCCCGTCATATGTTAGCGTTAGTTCTGGCATTATCTCTGATCCTCCACAAACCCCTGCAGGGTCCACGAGTATAAGTTTAACTCTGAGGTGCAATTACCATTGTCATAAATATTTAAGCTGAATCGCCTTCCCATTGTCCCATGTTCTGTTCGTAGTGGGAGGACATCACTAGCATTCCACCTGCCCTCTCCCCATGTGCCATCTTCTGCGGATTCACTCCATACCGTTAGCCCACCACTTAGATTTGCTTCATCTATAACACTAGACCCGCCACCATCCGCAGTTACATTAACAAAAAGATTAAAATTACCTGGCGTAGAAGTTTGAATATGCACATGATCGCAAGATTTAACCCAGTCCCTTACTCCGTCCTCCTCGCCAGTAAATCCATCCCTATGAACTGTAGCTGGCATCTCAACCCCTCCCGTCCCATCTGGGCTTACCCCATCAAGATAGGTTGTTGGGGAATCCATCTCATATACGGACCCATTCCTAGCACATAGGGCTTTTCTTTTGCCATCAGAATCTACGATCCCATTCACAGGGTGGAGGGTCGCTAGAAATATAGTAGATGCAGGAAACTCATCCATATTCGGATTGTTTCTCAATCGCCACGCTGGATATATCTTCCCAGAGCTATTTGCATATCCTACCGCTGAGTCAAAATCCAAACACCAAAAAGCATTATTCTTTGGCGTTCCCGATTGTCCTTGAGTTGCAAATCCAAATCTTATTTCCCTTGTCTCTGGTATCCAAGAGGCCACTATATCAGTAAAATTACTCACCTCCATAGCAGGGACCTCCTCGTAATTTTCCCCTGATATGGCATACTGCAGAGGTTCCCACAGTGAGTGAAGGACAGGAAGCCCTCCACCGCTATACGCTATCATCATTGGGCCTTCTGTTCCCCAGAAAAACGCATAATCCTGTGTTTCATTTCCCCTGGATAGAGATACATCGACAAAAGACTTAAAGCTAATAGGCCCCGTAGTTTCAGAAAGGGAGTCCCAATCCCAATCCCTAGCCGATGCAGTGCCTAAATAATAAACCCTAGTAAAATTCCTACCTCCTACAACTAGATAGGGACCACATCTGCCTACTGATTCTATTAACTCCCCTTGGACCCCTGTTACCGCTACGGAATTGGCCCCATCCCACTCACCAGCATCTCTTATTCCGGAGGGGAAGAATGTCTGAGGATAAGTAGAATTACCAGAAGCTATAAGTCTGTTGGCGTAAACAGTTCCAAATTTACAAGGGTTAGAAAGGCTATTTCCAGGCGTTGCCCAATTTCTACTGCCATCCATAGTGCGGAGAGTCGTTCCGTCAAATATTACAACCTTATTGGCAAACTGCATAACAGACGGAGTGACCTTGGCTAGGCTTGGATTAGAATGCTTGCTATAAGCCCTACTAGAATCCAGCTCATAAACATCTACAGCAGTAGCAGTCTCTTGAAAAATCAATACCTTGTGGGTGCCATCATTGAAATGGGCATCAAAGCCAGCAACGGTATCATGGCTGCCGTTCTCCAGCGTAGAAGTGCTGACTCTTCTAAGCCCCCTATCTTTGGTAAGCGCACCAGTCCTTTTCCAGTTGAAATTGGTTAACTCCCGGTATCGCCGTTGTGCCTGGGAAGCTCTTTGATTAATACCCTCAACCCCTATCTTATCTTCCCACGAAAAAAAGAGCCCTCCCTCTTCTCTGTTTACACTCATTTCTTTTTGGATGCCTTCTTTTTGGGTGGGACTTTTTCATCTACTTTTTCTTTTCCCCACTGCCTTCCTTTATAAGGCATAGATCCTTCCTTTTTCTTTTCTCCTTCAAAAGCATTACCTGGTCTAGACATAATATCCTCCTATATTGACTCAAGATCAGCAGGTATAACCGTGCGAAGTCGTGTGTCTTGTCGTTTTTGTATCCACGCTAACATTTCGTGAAGCTCACCAGCCATAGATCTGCTACCAAAAAACTGTTGCCGCAGTGAGGAGTTTCTAGTTCTGGATTTAACAGTAGCTGTCATTGCCGCATGGGTAACCACAACATGATGAAAATCCTCTGGGACAGGACAAAGAACACAGAATGAGGAGAGTTCTTCATCAACTTCCGTATCTGTTCTACCCTTTGGCGTAATATCCCAGGAGTCAACAGTAAATACCCTAGTGGATCCAGTGTAATCTTTGATTTTCCTCATTTGGCCTGCGCCGGTTCCAGAGGTAATCATGATCCACATGCCATTATAATAATCATCCCTAGGATCAACCCATCCGTGGCTATTTGTATAATTCGGAGCCGAATCAGTAAAACAGGCCAAAGTAGTACTGGTAGCACTATTGGCAACTCCTTCAATCATGTTCCCAAAAGACGGAGAATACCAGACCCTAACCGAAGAAGGCTGACTGCTTCCAGTTGCTGGCATTATACGCAACTGCTGCCCATCAAGCGTTATATGGGCCCCCGTTACCAAGCTAGACAATCCAGTCCCGCTTAAGTCTGGGTAATTATCCAGCCAAGCCCAATCTACTTCCGTCCCTATAGGATTCGACCTGTTTTCAGTGAATATTAACCTAGTCCCAAGGCGGGCATTTATAGGCAAATCATAAAGGCTACTTCCACCCAAGGCTATATCATGTGTCTCCACAAAGAAAGACGGATCTTGCGATACAATATATCGTATAATTGCTTGCTGTGAATCAAAAAGCCTTCTCCATATTTGGCCTCCTGACCAGAAATTATTTCCAGCATGCAAGTGATCCTTAAAAGATTCTACCATCTCTAACGGAGTCATCTGGCTGTATCCAATTCCTCTTGCGAGTAGTTACCGTATATCTCTTCGTTCAAGTCTTCTTTTGGCATATTACTAGCATTTAAGTCATCAGCGATTTTTGCCGCCCTAGGAGCCAGCTCATAGCGAAGCATATCATTAAAATCCCTATCTTCGTCCTTTAATTTCTCCCCTATTGTCTTATCCTGGGTATTTTGCATATCATCTAGGACCGCTTCTGCGCCCCTAGTATGATTATCATACCTCTTCAAGGTATCAAAAACTCTCTGATCTAATGGCGCATAAGATCCATTTACACCAGTTACCTGCATTATCTCTAGTTCAACCTCATAGCAATTACCGGGTCGGGGGCAATAGCGGGTTATCATCCACCTCTTAGCGGAATCCTTCCAGCGCACGTTAAGTTTGTCATCGAACTTCTTTAAACGCTTCATAAACCCACTATCCGGTATATACATTTATATGTCCTTTGGGAGTTGGGGGAGGGCAAAGCCCTCCCCCGGTTAACTTAACGTGCGAGGTTTATCAATTTACCCTGATCATCAGGAGCCATGCAGCCCAACTCGGCATAATAGAACAGAGTCGCATCATAAGCAGCAAGTCCCTGCTGGCGATGCAATACACCACCATCAGTGTCATCGAAGTCCCAATCCTGAAGCTGATAGACCGCAAAGTCATCTTCATCCAGAATGAAGAGCTGATCTCGGATGCCATTGTCTCCACACCTCGGACAATCCCTATCCCAAACAATAGGAATTCCAGCCCAATCAAGAGCCTGGAAACCACCTTCCAATGTTTGAGCTGGAGTGTAGCGACGATTCGCAGTCATCAATGCGCCAATCTTACGGAACTGAGTGGAGCTAGTTATCATAAGAGAGGGGTCGCCTTCGCCCTGTTCCTGAACCTTCAAGATCAACGAGTCAAGTTCAGATTCATCTATATCATTATTACCGCCATCAACAACCTGTGCGTCCCATTCAGGATAAGTAGACCTATCGATACCCTGAAGAACAGTAAGGCCGCCACTTTCATCAGCGTTACTATAGATAATACCAGAAAGACCCATCATATCCGCGCCACCCTCACCGTTCGTAGTGCCAACCTTGCCCAGAAAGGTGCCATCGCGAAATATATACGCATTATCCGCCATCGCTACTTGATTACCGGTTATGGTGGTGTCAGTTACAGAAGTGACAACAGTCACTCCAGCAGCTACAGCCTCTGTGCCATCTTTTGCGGCAGAGGTAACAAGAGACATACCAGGCTTAATATAATGCCCTGCCTCTACGGTATGAGTCGCCTCTGCGCTTCCAGTGTCATCATTTACCCTTCCCAAAGTGCCCGAACCATCCCCAAAAAGCTGACGATTGATATCATTTTTGAGATCACGACGTATGCCGTCCATTTCTGAGCCAACTACGCGCACAAACGAACCCTTATCATTCTTAGACGCAGCAATAGCCGGGTGGGTTATACGAATCGTTGCATAGTTATATGCGAATGGAATCGTAGTGGCTATGATTGTCTGATTCTGAGGTGCAGGAAGAGAGGGGCTTCCTATGGTTCCGTGGCGGGAACCCATTGCTTGGGAGGGTCTGATGTTAATAGGACACGTCGCATGACGGCCACTAGCATCAGTTTTAGACACGTCCTTCTGTATTCTCGTTAGAAGGATGCGGTCAGTGTTAATCGTAGACTGCAAGCGAGGAAGATAAAACTCTTTTAGAGCCTTATCAAAACTAGTTACTGACTGTTCTGTAGCCATTTTAGCCTTCTTTTATAACGGCTACCCCATAGTGCGCTTGCCTACAGCTGCTGCTGCATCACCCAGATATTCCAAAACCGTCTTGGTCATTCCTTCTCCCCGGAAATCAAGATCCTTATTCTTTGGATCTCTTAGTCCAGAGAAAAGTGACTGGGCGGCAGTTTTACCCGTTTGGCCTGTTTGCACTGGAGGAGTATCCTGAACATTCTGAGACACTTCGGCATCTATTGAATTTGAGGTTTGATGTCGGGCCTCTAAGCGTTCGTTGTTTATATTTCGCAACAACGCGGGAACGTGTTGCCGTGAGAATTGCTGGCCGTATTGCTTCATTCCCCTTTGTATAACCGCATCTTTCATAACATTACGATCATAGTCATTATCAACCTGAAGATTATTCATAACCTCATCTACATGCTGGTCAAAATCCTGAACAACCTTTTCTGATTGATTTTGGGTAATTTGATTATGAACATATCCTAAACCCTGCTTCAGCGGATTTAGTTCCTTGTTCAGCTCTTCAGATACGACCTGCTTTACTTGTCCCACCAGCCATTTTACTCCCTCAGGATCTTGCGGATTCTCGCTAGCTAGTCGGTCTTCTATTGGTACCTCTGGTTGGACTACTTGCTGCTGCTGTGGTGCCTGTTGTTGCTGTGCGTTCTGGACTACAACTCTAGCCATTTCCTTAACAGTGTTCTCAAGGGCGCCTATCCTATCTTCTTCCTGCGAAGGAGCCTCGGCGTTTTCCGTGACTTCCCCTTGCGATGTCTCAGCTTGCGGTGTCTCAGCTTGAGGCTGAGACTCCCCCCTGGCTTCTGCATTAGCAGAAAAAAGCTCATTAAAGTCCTGATCAGTTACCTGTTCAGGGACCACATCTACCGGCGCTGCCTCGGCTTGCTGGTTTGTGGCTTCAGACATAGGAATCTCCTTTTACTGTGGTGGTTGCTGTTGTTGGATCCCCCTTGCCATCTGAGAAGGGGCGCCCTTTGCTGCCTGTGCAGCCTGTTGTGCTTGTTGCTGTCTTTGCTGGATGACCTGCTGATGCTGCGTTGCCCTTCCAGTAATTGCTTCTTGTTTTTCTGGTGGCAACTGGTAGAACTCGGAAGTTAATATATATTCTCTTAGAATAGAAAATTGCACTTGGTGATTGTCTATTTCGGGAATTAACTGTTCGGGTTCCTCCCCCTGGACTAAAGACCTAAGTACTCGACGCGCTTTTTTTGCGTCATTCGCATACTCCATATCGAATCCTTCGATCTCAAGCTTTTCTAGTAACCTCCCTCTAATTTCAGGCTTTTGTATATCTCCAAGAAATCCCTGCTGCGCCGCTTTCATCACGCGCTGCATTTTTGCTGTCGCAGAAAAGGCTTGACCGGAACCCATATCTATACTCATATCCTGCGCACCTTTTAGGTCTGCGCGGGAATAATGATACATCTCAGTAAATTGATTATCCCCCAGAACCTTAACCAGCCGCTGCTGTGCCCAATGCTTGGCACAAAGAAGAAGTTTTCTACGTTCATGCCGAACGCAAGCTGCCCTCCATTGTTTTATTGAAGGGGAGAATCTCTTATAGGCCTGTTCCACAAGATGTTCCACAGCAACACCTGTTTCTGGGCCAGGAGGCACATCCCCTTGTAATACCTCCCTAGCCCCAGACATCTCCTCCATATCCATAATGGTCTGGCTTCTTTCATTAACTACTTGCTGCGGAACTGGCGTAGGATGTATTATTTCTGGCTTATAACCTCCAGCAGAATGCGGATTATATGGTATAACCAACCCAGACCGACCATCTATCTTAGTTACTCCCGACCCCTCAGGGACTAACCATTGTGACGATACCATCTTTTTTCTGTTTTGAACAAGATGAGAATCAACTGAATTAACCCTTCTTTGTGCAGGGATTAAGTCAGTAAAAACCGATGCCCCCCAAAAATATCCAGGGACCTCCCTATATCGAACCAACTCATAAGGCAGATCCCCGTCAGGTGAATCTAATTTCCCCGTATGCAATATCTTCCCATTGGCCTCTATGATTGTTTGCCCCTGGCTCCACCAATCATTCGGCCTAAACCTCATCCACTTAACGAGGGCATGATCCCTTTGCTTGCTTTCTGTTTCACCAGAATAAGATTCATCAATATCATGAGCCCCAGACCATTCCTCAAGCTCTATTGACTCAGCGGTTACGTCAGCTGCTTTCTTTCCAAAAATAGACTTAATCTGTTCTATCGACATGGGTTCTGTTTCAACTGTATACTGAACCCTATCCCAAGTCCTAGCAGGCATTGGGTAGAAGTTAAGAAGATTAACTACATTCTCCTCAACATTCCCCATCTTGTATTCCTTATATATAGGATTGCCCTGTGCGTCTAATTTAGGGACCTCCTTTTTCTCTACAGCCTTCTTTCCGCTTTCCTCATATAAAGGAGCCTTCTGTGGCTCTAAGAAGGACGCACATTCTGGGCATCGTTCTGGCGCGAGTTCGGACTCATACATTGTCGCGCAAGTAGGGCAAACCATAACATCTGCCTGGACATCTTCTGACACTAAATCAAATTGCTTTTTCCTGACTTTATTGCCAGATCTAGGATTCCAGCCAGCATACATTACGGCATTTCCCGCTAAGACTAGCCATCCAGCTGCGGGGCCATACAGATTGGTTTCAGTTTGAAGCCGATTGAACTCATGATGAAGCACCCTTTCTGCTGCGTGGGCCGCTTCAATATCAGCCTGATCATCTCCAGCAGCGGAAATCACCGGCATCATATTACCTGAAATAAAAATGTCTATTATACGATCAAAATGCTTCGGTAGGTAGTTTGTTACGGGGGTGGGAATCCAGTCATCTAAACTATGCTTGGTGAATTTCTGGGAATAAGGAAGATATCTTATCCATTGATCTCCTAGGAGGAAATGCAGAGCTTCCCTTATCCGATATTCCAACCCATCGCGGGATCCTTTTACATACCCCCAAACATCAGAAGAAAACTTGACATATTCTTCTTCGGTTTTTGGGGCTTTTTCCCTGCCTGCAATAGGAGAAGTCGATACCTCTTCGGCCACAATGTATCACTCCTTTTAAAACATACACTATATTGTGTGATATATATAATCCGTATTATACCACTATATTTTTAAAAAGTCAAGGCGCATTACCCCCCTCACTTATATAAGACTAGCGGAAGAATAAACTGTATCTCGGAATTTTTCCGAGTATCTCGGAATTTTTCCAAGTGGAAAAAATTCTACTAGCGCTGGTAGAAAAAATTCTACTAGCGCTGGTAGAAAAAATTCTACTGGCGCTGGTAGAAAAAATTCTACTGGCTCCCAGAGGCAGGCGATTCCTGTATATTATTATCTGCCAAGTCTTTAGCACTTCCTATGGATTCAAGTATAGACACTATAGCGGCAAGCGATTTGTCCCTTTTCATTCTATCCATATCAGGAATCCCCTGACTTACCCTCAATTTAGTTTCAATGCTATTCAAATAGCCATTTAGATAATTATTCCAATCTTCTGCATTAACAGTGATAAGTAGATCCCTACCAGATGCCCCCAGGGGCGATATAAGAACCTGCCCCTGGGACTGCGAGTTACTCACAGCAAAGGCTGAAAAATTCTCCCCACACCTAGGGATTCCCATCATATGGCCAAAAATAAATTGCATAAACTGGAAGTCTATCCAGCTTTGTTCCCATGGAACAGTAATCGGCTCAGTCAGAACAGGCTCCACCTCACTATCTGGAGCCTCTGGCTCTTTTTCTATACTCTTATTTCTCCATTCAGAATAACCCTCAGTTAAAGTTTTTTCATATTCGTCGGCTAATGCGTGTCTTTTTTCTTCAGGAACAATCTCCTCTACGGCAGGCACCTCTTCTTCCTTAGACATTATACTAGAAACAACGGACTTTGTAGAGCCATCACTTCCTATTAGCGTGGCCGTATTTCCCTTACTTCTAGGCAATCCTTGATTAATACTACTTTTAATCTCCATATTGACAACTCCTTCAGAATGAAGCCAACCCCTGCGTCGACTCAGCAAATTATGATCCGTCCATTTCAGTAGTTGTTGAGTGTTCAAAGGGGCGCATTTGGATTCCCGCATAAGATCTGTCTTCATCTGGCACCTCTTCTCGGAGCTGGACAGCTCGCACACGTAATGCTAATTCCCTGTAGCGATCTTGCATTTCCTTGCGTTCACCTCTCTCATTATTGAGCTGCCTCAGTAGGGCCAGTATCACCACAATCGAAATAAAATGCCCCGCAAAAGCCAATACAAATATAGTGGTTGTCATACCAAAGCCCCCATTCCTGATATACCAAAGTTACCCTCTGAATCCCTCTCTTTTTCCCTAACTCGCGCGACTAGCTTGTCCTCATAGCTAGTTTCCTCGTCTACGTCTTCCATTGTGACCTCAACCGGATTGCCATCAACTAAGGGATATAAAGTCCTTGTTTTCATATCTTCACGCATTAGGGTTAACTTCATCATCTCTATTGCTATAAGCCACGCCATAACTAAGTCATCATGACTCCCAGGGAGGCCCTGGAATTTTCCCATATGGAGGGCAAAGGATTTGAACTGAGAAACAAGAGTCCTTGACTTGCAAGTGACGGACCCATCTGCCATAAATGCCCTCCCCTGTGCTATTAATTGGGGCCTAGTTCTAAGGTTGGTTTGCCACCCAAGCCTATCAGTAGCACTCCTATAGGCGCGTCCCTTTTCGGCCATTTCCATATAAGTATTAGGGTATTTCAATCCAAACAAAACCTTAACAGGAGTCAGGTCCTTATTGGACTCAATTCCCACAAGGGCATTGTTATAGTAAGTTCCCAACATAAAGGCCAATTCCCCATACATGACCGGCTCTATTTTCCCCTGGACCTCTGCTGCCTGAACGCCGGTTTTACAATTCACAACTTCTAGGACCGAATCATCGCCCCTTTCCAGGCCTTCGGCGGGGTCCCCACCAATGGCATAAACCCCTGTCTCAGTAGGTTTTTCCCAGATTCTAATTGTATGGCTCATACTAACTCAACTTTCCCGTCTGGGGTTAATCCTAGGGTCGCTTCCTCTGGCGTTTCGCAGGTTAATTCTTGTTTACGTATTAAGTCGCCAGAGAAGGCAAGCTTTACACCCATAGGAACAAACATTCCATACACCCGCGCCTCTATCTCATCCTCCTGCCATTCGGTCATAAGTTCTTTTTTTGCTTCTGCTGTTATATATGGATTATCCCATAGGGTCCAATGGTGAAATTCTAGATTCTTAGCCTCCTTTTGTATATATAAATCCTCATATACCCATGAAACTCCCTTTGATTTCTCATAGATAGGAGTCATTGTCCCTATGAAGTATCCATGCTGATCTATTAATCTAGTTCTTACCTCAGAATAGATATCAGGGGGTTGTTCCTCATCTAAGTGCGCTTTATGCAGCGACTCCCCCTGGAAAGTCCTTCTCTTCTGGGTAGAAAACTTAAATCGTATCCACGATCCGTTATAAAATCTGACCATATGGTCAGAAAAGCCCCCCTTCCTACTATATGACACTTTATCATCTACAAGTTGCCAGCCCATACCTCCCTCATCTAGGCCCAAGCATTGTTCTGCGAACGTCCTCTCAATTATATCAATACTCGTTTCCTCAGTATCCGTTACGACCCACATCCCTATTGGCTCAAAAAACTTCCTTGATGGGCCTCCAGTAATAGGATCCAGCAGCATGCAATCATACCAATTCTCAATAAGCGCAGTTAGTGTCTTCCCGCACCTATTACCAGTAATAGCCCACTTATTCCTAGCCCGCGATGACAGGAACCCTACTTGGGCACCCTCTGGATCACTGGCAGTAGCAAATGGCTGATACATAAGTGCCGGGACAGACGCTAAGCGTAACGCATTACGGTACTCTTGGGGATACTGTGCTTCTAGCGCGCTGCCTAGAGATGGATCGTGGCGCATCAGGTGCAATATGTCCATCAAGTCGGTAAGGTCCGTGATGTTCGGCTTTGTTTGTTTTCCCATAGCAGTGAATAAGCATAGGCCTAAGATCTCCACGCCGAAAGACGCGCTTGCCGTTTTCGTCTCTCTCGCAAAGAAGCAAGCCTCGCTTCTCCCATCGTCTAATAGTCTCTTTAGCTACGCCTAAGATATCAGCGGCTTCGCCAATCAAGACGTAATCGTTTTCATTGTCAATTAACATTTGATTCCTGTTCATGATAGGCTTGTATTAACGTAATATAAACAGAGGGGCTCAAAACTACCATGGGATCCTTCCTATCCCGATACAAGAACAATATATCATTGCTTCCTAGCCAATCTTCTATCTTCTTAAAACCCTGCCCGTCTTTTCTCGCCTTAACTTCTCCCCGTAGTGGAGTTTCGCTAATTACAACATCTCCAGAAAAAGAACCACCCGCACCTCCAGAGAGTGGAACCCTCTCACATACTACCTGATTTCGTTGATGCCACTCCACTACTTTTCTTTCATACCTATAGCCCTTATCTCTGGACTTACTGGGCATAGAAACCTCCTTTCTGTGTTTATGCATACAAGAAAAGTTGCATTTTGAGGGGCCAGCGCCATTAACACCGAACTTCATTAAATTTAATAACTTCGTGTTAACATGAAAGCCCATTTTTTTCTTGACACGGTGAGGGGGCTTTTTTATATTATGTTCATGGACACTAATGTGGATTTAGACGAGATCCTCCCCTATCCGCCCCCGTTAGACAGGCGTGATAGGATTTATGGGCACTCGGACACGGTTTCTGATATGGACCTTGGGGAGCTTGTTTCCAGGTTTGAAATACGGCCTGATGATAGCTTCCTTCCTGGCTATATATATGTTGTGGCTAATTCGGGCTCCTGCGCCCAACAAATGACAAAGGAACAGTTCTTTGCCTATCGAAAGTGATCTAGACTTTGCTGATCGCCTTTATTGCTTGGAAAGGCACCAGAAAAAAAGGGCTCCTCGCAAGCCACCCTGGGACACCTCCCCATGGTCCCGGTGGTGGCCTGCTAGTCGAGAGGTATTTATATCTGATGAAATAAGAGAAAGAATAAGAGCCCATGCCCCTAAAAGGAGTGATCAGAATAGGGCAAGCAATATTAAGGACCGGAAAGTAACAACTGCTTATACCGGACTAGAGATTGATTGGATAGGGTTATTATGCGAGGTAGCGTGGAGCTTATACTTGGGTCAGGACATAGAACCGTGCTTTGAATTAACCAAGGGAAAAAGAAAGGATGGGGATATTTTAATTAAATCCCCGTCCGGGGGCAGTATGTGGGTTGAGGTTAAGGCGGCAATGCAGAGAAAAGCTGACCTTGTGTGCAGGGTTATTGCAGGTAAAACGGTTCGCGCCCCGCTTTTCTGCTTAGCTGTTCCTGATCATTATTGGAAAAAATTAGGAATAGAGAATATTAATGTTATTAGGCTGGCTGGATGGGAATATGCAAAAAACTTTCTACCTCTTAGTCAAAAAGATAGGTATGGAAACTTAGTTGTCCCTGCGGGAAAGCTAAGATCACCCTCTGAGATGAAAGGGAGAGTCATTGCCTATGAGAATGGCGCTAGATATATTGCCGGATACCATGGAGGAGGAGCCCATGGAGAAGAAGCCCAAAAAGAAGAAGCCCAGGACGAACATCCGATCTTGCAGGTTTGATGCCAAGAATAACAGAATAACCATCTTTACCTCGTCAGGCAAGATCCGAATAGATAATCCTGATGGCTTTAGTGATGAATACCTTAAGGTAGAGATAGTGCCGCATAAGAATCAGAGCCATAGGTTCATATACTATAATACTTCAGATAATGAAAATAAAGATACTGCCGCCCAATAAGTTATACCCGCTGGACCAAACCATGGATCTTGATTCTTTTAAGGTCGAAAGATCAGCTTGTATTAATTATAATCCCAAATATGAAGACTTTCGATCTCCTGGGAAGAATAATATAAGCAAGTTTGATATTAGGGTTTATCAGGAAGTTGTAAAGGCTAAAAAAAGATGAAAATGTTTTTTTCTATGAGTGGGAAAGAAGCCACATCAAGACTTAACACCTTAAGGGGTAAGCCTGTACTGGAATCATTCTATAATCCGCTTCCAGCTAAGTGGTCCCCAAAGAAACGGGCCGGATTTTTTGAGTCTGTATTCCTAGATTCTGGGGCCTTTTCTGCCTGGCAACAGAGGCAGACTATAGATTTAAATCAATATATTGACTTTGCCCTTGAGTCGAATGAAAAAAATGCCCTCTGGCTGGTCGCGGGCGACTTATCAGTAAATGACGACCCTGAGAATTCGATAAAAGTTTCAGAGAAATTGAAAGCACTTGGCCTGCCTGTTATCCCCTGCTTTCACCAAGGTGAAAACCTGCACTTTCTTGACTACTATGAAGACAAGTTTGGCATAGTAGCTTTAGGGACTAAAGAAAAGACAAATAATAAAGACGAGGTTTTTACCTGGCTATGCGATTGCTTCGATAGGCTATCCACGGGTAACACAGACGAGAACGGGCGGCTAAGAATCTATATACATGGCTATAGGCTAGGTCAGTATATAGATTACTTTCCTTTTGATTCTGTAGATTCCACTTCTTGGGCGAATAGCGGGGATAAAAGAAATAAAGCCATTAGCTTTAGTTTTCTTAATAATTTTATGCCCTGGCTAACGGATGAAGAGGTAGGTGACTTAATATGGAAGTTTTACGATAGAAAAGATACTTGTCAAACCTATGTCCCGCACCAAGACGAAATACGCGACCATCTCTACAGGCGCGCCAGTGTTGGTGAAGTTTTAACTCAGACTATTTTCAGAAATACTCATACAAAAAATAAGCTTCTGAGTATTTACCCTGGAAAAAGAGATTGCGCCCAGGGATAGCCTTGCCTTATATTTTATACAAATGGCTGGAGGGTCGCGTTGCCCTGACCCAGTTCATTTTTGTTCATTCTCCTTATAGTTAGCTGGTGGGGATCGTCCCCACCAGCTATTAGGGGAAGTTCAAATATCCTCTGAGGGAAACCTCGAAGCGCCTACGTGCGTAAGCCCTAGCAGGGTGTGAGGCCGGGAGGCCCACCACCAACGATTGGCTGGTATAAGCCGATTGGGTTAGCACTTAACCCTTGTGACACTAATCGCTGTAGTGTGCGTCTTACTGACTATATAACCGCAGCCATTCAGTTAGTCCAGCGTGGCGGGACTTTCATAAATAAGTGAAGGGAGTCGGGAGTCCCAAAGATACGATTTTGGGCGGGGCGCCTGGGAAACCTGTACCTTAAAAGAAAGGAATAGCAAATGCCTAAAGTAGGAGGCAAGAAGTTCGCCTATACCCCCAAGGGAAAGAAGGCGGCAGCCGCTTATGCCAAGAAAATTAAAAATTCTGTACAAAAGAAACAAAAAAAACAAAAGAAATACTAAGAAAGGAATACTACATGGGGTCTATCACCCGTAACTTTTCCCACTCAGAGGTTGCCTGCAAATGCGGGAAATGCAAGGGCAACTCTCGGATATCTCAAGATCTTATGCTATCACTGCAAACCATGAGAGATTCCCTAGGACCCCTTTATATCAATAGCGGGGTTCGTTGTTCTCGGCACCCTGAATCCATAAGCAGACCCACCTCAAGCCATATCCCTAAAGATATTGACGACCTCCAGGGTAAATGCGGCCATGCCGTTGATGTTAAAGTCGAAAACTCAAGGCATAAATTTAAAATAATAGACGCTGCGCTTAAAGCTGGTATACGGCGCATAGGCGTTGGGACTAATTTTGTACATATAGATAATGATATTACTAAACCGCAGGCCGTAATGTGGACCTATTAATTAATATGATATACTTTGGCGTGGGCATTATAATAGGAGTCGTATGGGGCTTTGCCCTGTGGACAGTCGTATATGCCATCTTTCATAAGCGGAAAGAATGCCCCGTCTGTCTCACTGATGTAAATAAAAGCTATCTATGGGATGATTATAATCTTAAAACCTGAATCCTCGAACTTTTCAGCAATTTTACATACGAGGAGGCAATCCTAAAAGATAAGTTGACCTTAAGGGGGGTTCGGCCCCCCACCGGGGGCCTCTGTTCTTCCATCTTTTCCTTTGTCGGCATCCACCAAAAACCACCCACCCCTGTCCTCTTATACCCCGGCTTCAACCGGCGCGTAGCCTCAGTAAACCCCACCCGCAGAACGCGTTATTCCTCTTGTGTATCAACATCACCACCCGCCGGGGGCGAGGCATGTTTAGCTTGCAGGTCCAACATAACCGGCTGTTTATCCGGTGTCGGCACACTTTCCTTAGGCCCTTCCAACAGCACCGCAGCTTGCACCCTATCATGAAACTGGTCCTTCTGTTTACGTTGGGCACCTCTGTCTCTATTGGTCATGTCGATGCCTACGGTTACCTTCACATGTTCACGCGCATGTTGCAGCATCCGCTGGGCACCAGAGACTGCTTGGTCTACCAGTGTCTCCACATCCCTTGAGCCATCTTGCATACTCATAAACTGCTGGTCTGTCAGCGTCTTGCGAACAAACTCAAGATAGACTTCAGCTGCCCGTATGCTTCCACCTTCTGCTGCATCACCTAAACTTGCCAGTATATTAGGCACCCGCAAAAGCGCACCAC